ATATCTCAGAGTTTTTCAACTCCGTGAAATGAGAATCTTTAGCCCATATATAACGAATACGATCTTTAACTTCCCACCAATCTTCTTCTTTAATAATACCTTTTAAAATCAACTGAACTCTAAGAAGACCTGTAAAAATTATAGAAAATCTGTGTCGTAAACGACTAATAAACTTTCCAAATTTTACTTCATCTCTTGTAATCTCAGAAGCTCTACCAAGATTGAAAGATGTAGAATCTGCACCTTCAATCCTTGAGATTGGAACATTCAAAGATTTATATAATTTCTTTCTAAAATATTCTATGTCATCTGTTTCACCAAGATTCTGTCCGCCCGGAAGTGTACTGATCTCAGTACCACGACCACCCTCTCGTCTTGGCAACCAGAAATCTTCCAACATAGCAAGATGTTTTCTCTGATCTTGAACTTCACCAGTAGCTGCATTATAAATCATTTTCTGTTTATAACGATTCATTACCGTTTGCAGATATTGTTCTGCTTTCAACTTAGGTAAATTACCAACATCAATATAAAATATTCTTCGTTCTGGAGCTCTTGCTAATCTATAGATAACAAGTGCATCTTCAATCATCCGTAATTGATTAAACGGCTTGATTGCTTTAAACAAATAACCAATAATAATTTGTTTTACTGAATCAACTAAACCAGAATGAACATAAGAAATCGCATCAGGTGCAACTTGAATAGCATTCTGTGTTGATCCTTGAAAAAATCTACCACCACCAAAATTATCTGGTGTATAAAGATAATACTCTAAAACATCATCAACAACTTCTACTTGATTTTGACCACCAATTTTTGATTTCTTTACTTCTCGTACTTTTTCAATATTCAAAGGATCAATTGGAATTAATTCTTTAATTCCATCCTTTGGTCTTTTGTTATCAATTACAATATGATGATACAATCTTGCATCAACATACCACTTCTTAAATAAATCTGCACCTGTCAAATTAAAATCTAACAGATCAAGAAGTGTAGAAAACTCAGAATGTATCTTATCTTTAATACTGTCTGTGTAATCTAATGATTCCAAGTCAAGAGCAACAGATGGTACACCTTCTTCGTGAATCACAGCATCATTAACAATATCTTCTATAGCCCCATCAATTTCATGGGAAAAAGACATTTCACGATATTTTTGGACTAACTTTTTTTCGTCATGAGCATCTGAATCTGTATTGAGATAATGCCCAAGAATCCCACCTCCATCAATAATCTGTGTTGATCCATCACTATTTTCTGGTGTTACAAAAGTTTTGCCCTTCTTCTCTTTCTTGGATTTTATCTCAAAACCAAATAATTCAAACGCCATAAAAAGTACCCTTTTAAAAATTCATAATAATAGAGGGGTGAGAAACTCACCCCCCTTTAATTCATATTAGATATTACGCGAATCTTTTAGTAATTGATGCCCAAACATCTGCACTTGTGTTACCTTCAGAATCCGCTCTAACTTCAACTCCCCATTTAGGATTATTACCAGAAGCAGTTGATACTGTACCCGGACCTGCAACCCAATGATTAACTGCGAATGTTACTGAATATTCTTCAACAGCGTCATTAGAATCCCATGCAACATCAATAGCTGCCACTTCTGTAGGATACAAACTCGTAATATTATAAGTACGCTCTGATCCACCATCACGTTTTAATTGAGTTACAGATGCTTTACCATAAGGGGACATACCCGGATCTTGTTTATTTTCCCAATGGTCTTGCAATTTAGCCATCCATTCCTCAAACACACCACGAATATACATACCTCTATCATTAAATACAGTTACAGTCCAATCTGCAAATGTACGATCTCCCGGAACTTTCAATTGACGACCACGATAAGGTACATCAATATTTCCTACTGTAGAAGCAGGCATTGATGTTCCCTTACAATGAAATTCAAAATCTGCTAATTGACCTCTATTCGGGGTTGATATACGACAATTAAATAAATTGGCTCGAACCCCTCCTTTAAATCTTGATGAAAAATCGTGAATACTTGTTGCCATTTTATTACTCCTTTAAGTTTTTTAAGTATTTATAAGATTAACCACCGATTTCTGAGAAAGAAACATCAGTTCTTGCGGCAATAAAGTTCAACTGGATGTAATTGATAGACCTTGCTGGCTTAACATAAATGTCACCAACAAACTGGTTTGTATCAATAATATTACCAGGATTGTTTGAACCGTCACATACTACCTTAAAGTCAGTAATACCACGGCGTCCCTGTACTTCTCTCAAGAAAGGTTCAACCATATTCACAAAAGAACTTCGTGTAAACTCATCATTAAACTCAAACAACATAGCTTTTGCAGCAGTTGAAATTGCTTTTTCCAAAACAATAAACAACCTACGAACATTAATTCGATCAAATGCAGTTGGAGTAATCTGAGCAGTTTTATCTCCCCAAAGAATAACACCAGCACCTGACATTGTAATCAAAGGATTAACACTTCCTTTATATAAAGTATCACGATCTGCTCTTGTTGGCTCCCAAGAAAGTTTAACAATATTCTTGACTTGACCACGACTCATTCCAGCAGGTGACCACCATGCATCATCTGTATGTTCTGTTCTGGCACAAAGACCAGCAGTATCACCATTCATCGGTAACCACATAAACATATCTCGATAACGATCATATTGATATTTCCATGCACTATCTACAACTACATAATTATTAGTAGTGTTTTTACCTGTAACTATAGCAGCAGCGTCTGGAGTTGTAACTGCATTCGCCAATGTCGGTGACAAAAATACCATAGCATCATTTCTTTCTGTTGCACTCTGTCCAACCATACCTGATAAAGTACTATTAGTACTAGTATCAGTTTCTCCACCAAGAATCAAATTAACATCAACAGCCTCTGCTGACGCAAATAAGTTATAACCTTTTCCTGCAGCTGTTCGTGTTCCATATGCAACTGCTTCAGTAGCAGAATCATAACCATCAGCACCCCATCCCATAGACCCACCTAGAATACCTTCAGAAGCTGTTGCACTATCAAAAGTTTGAAATGATGCACCGGCTTTTGGTTGTCCAGCTTCTTTTAACGAACCTTCCTCAACTGATAATGCAGTAAGTTGTGTTACATCACCCAACCATACATATTTTGATTCATTACGCAAAACATCTTTAATATAATTAGATGAACCATCATGTCGTTTTGCATCAGAAGCTTTACTTACATATGCAAATTTTTCTAAAACATAATTAGGTGTTCCTGTCCAAAGACCATCTTCGTCTTGAATAAGAACGTGCATCTCATCATTTGATCCACCAGCATTTGCAACATCAGTTGATGTCCCAGGAGCTCCATCAAAATGTTGCAGAAAATCTTCATTAACTGCTGAGTCGGCCCATGCATTAGAATCAATAACTCTTACTTTTAAACTATTGCCCAATTTTCCGGGATACTTTGCAATAAATAATGTATCATTTACGATTGTTGCAGAGTCATAATGAGTTGCATTCAATATATCTATTCCAGCGGAAGTCGGACCATTATCTCCAATAGTTGAGTTCGTTGCTCCTGCTTCTACACATCTTGCAACAATTAAATTATTAGAGTATGCAAGATAATTTGCGCATGTCCAAAAATGTTTGTATGTTGCTGCATCAGGTTTTCCGAAAATATCAACCAACTCATTTTCGGTTGTTACTGTGGTGCGTTCGTCTACTGGGCCCCATTGGAAACCACCAGCGTATGCACCAATCGCTGTTGCTACATTTGGTACAACAGTCGTTAAATCTTGTTCGGATATATTAATTCCGGGGGATACTTGAAAAGCCATTTGTTTTCTCCTTTTACATTTCTAATATTGATATAGATTTTTAATAGTTATCTGTCTGAACCTTTTCCCATTTATTACCATCGGGCATAAGTTCATACTCATCATCCAATCCATCATCAATAATACCAAAAGGAATTGTCATATCTTCAATTGAATCCATTTTAGTTTGATACAACTTTTCTCTAATATTCAAATTACTTAGTTCTTTAAAATATTGCTGATCTACCATCCAACCAAATAAAACCAATGTTGTAACCAAATCATCATTTGAACCATCTTCAGCTCCAAATGTATCACCAACAGTTACGAATGTTGTAAGCTCAGAAATAATATCATAATCTGGGATAAGTAACTTATCTTCTTCAATTAGACTTTTTAAATTAGAACAACCTATCTTTTTAACATTTTTGGTTGTT